ACACCCAAGGATCCTCCAGCATGGTTCACAATTCCAAAACTTACTCCACCGGAAACACTTCGAATATCAGAAGAAACTCCTGCTATAATTCTATCAATTGTTCCACCAGTGACCGAAACTTCACCAATATTGATTGTTCCAGAAACAGGGATTGCCTGACCATCTGTACCACCACCAACAGGAAGTGTTGTCCAATTTGATTTCAAACCATACAATTGCACGGGAAGGGCATTTGTAGAGGTAATTGGTTGGGTGGAGTCTGCACCACCAATATCGAGTTTTACATACTGGACATGTCCCGTTCCGCTGATATAATCGGTGTGAACGACGGGACCACCGGAACCAAGGTTGAGTGTAATATTGTCTGATGCTGTTGACATATGAATCTCCGTTTGTAATATGTATAAGGAAATAACATGTTTGATGAAATTGAAAAAACCTTTTGCTCAAAAGTTGAAGAAAGAGTCGTAAAAACTCACTGTGGCTATATGGATGCCATAAGTGAACTTTGCGAGGAACTCGATCTGGAGCCAGAATTAGTTGCTAAATACCTTAGCAAGCCAATTATCGAAAAAATAAAAGTCGAGGCTCAATCGGTAAATTTACTTCCGAGAGGCCCTCAACTTTTTTCTGAAGATGATGCTTGACACAGTGTCAAGTGACGCTAAACTACACCAGTCTAAACGAAACAGACGAAACAAAACTGACGAAAACAAAGGAGAACTTATGTCGTTTGAAAAAATGAAAAATCGTAGTCAAAACAAAGATGCTCTCATCGAGAAACTGTCTTCTCTCGATGGTGGCAAGGAAAAGAAGTCTTATAAGGACGAACGCTTTTGGCGACCAACAGTAGATGATTCCGGTACGGCTTCGGCAATCATTCGCTTCCTTCCTGAATGTGAAGGTGAAGAAGACGCAGCCGTTCTTTACTATTCTCACGCATTCCAAGGTCCGGGCGGTTGGTTCATTGAGAACTCCCGTACTACCTTTGGTGAGAAAGATCCTGTTTCCGAATACAACTCTCGTCTTTGGAACAGTGGCATCCAAGCCAACAAGGATATGGTTTCACAAAAGACAAAGCGTAAGAAGAACTTTGTCTCTAATATCCTTATCGTTTCTGATCCTGCTTGTCCCGAAAATGAAGGTAAGGTTTTCTTGTTCCGATACGGAATGAAGATTCATCAGAAGTTGGTCGATGCAATGAAGCCAGAGTTTGCGGATGAAGATCCTATCATCCCATTCGACTTCTGGCAAGGTGCAAACTTCCGATTGCGTCAACGCAAGGTCGCTGGTTATCCCAACTACGACAAGTCGGAGTTTGATTCTGTCTCTGCTCTTTATGATGGAGACGAAGAAAAGTTGAAGGGAGTTTGGGCTACCCAATATCCTCTCAGCGAGTTTGTCGATGCGACGAACTACAAGTCCTATGACGAATTGAAGATTCGTTTGGAAACCGTCCTCGGCGGTTCGCAACCTACAAATACAGCAGAAAATACTTCTGTTGATGATGTGGTAACGAAAGATACCACAAGTGAAGAGGCTCCGCAAGCACGTGTTGAGCCTGATTCGGAAGAAGACGCTTTGGCTTACTTCCAACGGTTGTCCGAAGAGGGCTAACCATCACGGGTGTGATAGTGCGTGATGTGTTCAAAGACCCCCGGCTTCGGCTGGGGGTTTTTTGTTATGGTCCTATTAACGCACCGACTCCGCTGGGTTGTAAGAATAATCGCTCTATCGGAGTGCTTTCCGGGGTTAGACCGGATTGGAAGTAGTTTTCAGATGGTTGTGTAACTGAATTCACAACCGACATGGCTACTGGGGGAGCAAGACTGGCAAGACCTGTTCCAGCGGCTTCGTTTGCAGCCAATTGCAAATTCCGTCTCCTTGCAATGACTTCTTGGAACTGACCAACCGATGCGACACCTGTACCTGCGTCTTCTCTGGTTATATCAGATGGACTAACTGTAAAGGTAATACCACCTTCGGTTCCACGAGTTACTACTGCTTTGCTTATTGTTTTAAAGAATGCAGTATTTTTAATAGATTCTACAAGTGGCTTGAATCTTCCACCCAAGGCATCTTTGATTCTGGAGTTATTTTCTATGCTGTTGACTCTTTTTCTATAATCCGAAACAAGGTTTTTAAACAGAATCGTCTGATCATTCAGTGCAGCATCGATAATTCTACCTTCGATTCCACGCAGGGTAGTAATTTGACCAAAAATACTTTCAAGACCCATCGATTTAGCGACTTCTCCAAGGGGTGGGGCGACAATCGCACCGGGCACTAAAGGCACATCGGCAAGGGGACTTAATCCGGTCAACCGTTCTTTTCTTATTGGTCTAGCACCCTCTGGATTTGTGGTAATTCTATTGTTTTCATCAATATAAAGTGCATTACCCTGATTGTCGGTTATGTCTCGTTTGTCCTGTCTGGTCGTACGATTCAACATCTGAATATTTTTTTCAAACATTCTATCCATTGCAGGGGCAATGATGTTGTCAAATATTGTCTTGCCGAGTGCCGCCGCACCCAAAGCAGTAGTCAATCCAGCAAGACCGACTCCAACTGCTTTAAGTCCGCCGAGCAACGCGGGACCACTTAGGAAACTTAGTAACTTTTTAAATATCCCGTCACCCGCTTCACCCCGGAAAACAGCGATTCTTTTCAGGAGAGGCTCAATGTTCTTTTTCAAGTATTTGATTATAAATTTAGCAGGGTTTCTTGCTTCCGCTTCTTCTCGTTCTTCTTTCGATCTGAACCCAGTGAACAATTTACGAATACCACCAAAAGCATTTTTAAATGCGTCTTTGATATTGAAAATTGGTTTGTTTAAAAAGTCACGCACATCTTTAAATGGTTGGGTAATTTTATTTGTCAGTGTGTTCAGCCCGTCTTTAAGACCTTTTCTGATATCAAAGATTGGTTTTGTTAATATATTAACCAGTGGTTGAAACACCGCAGCGAAAGATGCCGACTTGAAAGAAACACCCTCCTTGAGAGTTGATTCAATTGCTTTGACATTTGGAGCAATTTTCTTAACTATGTTTTGCAACTCAGCATCATTAACAACAAGAGCCTCTTCCGCCAACTTTGGAGCGAGGTCTGATAGTGCGTTTGCTAACTCTTCTGGTGTGATGTCTTCAGCCATCTAGTTTACTTCTCTCGTTTTTTTCTTTGATCTCTTTCATAAACATTGCCATGTAAATTTCTTTTTCCCACGGAATCATGTTGTCCACATCAGATTTACTAAGTTTTGCATGGGACACAAGATAGTAGCATGTTTGATAGAAAGTTTGCAGACTGTCATACGACATGCTTAGGTAAAAAAATTCTCAAGACCCTCCAAGAATATTTCCTGCTCATGTCCACACGCGGGACAATTGATGGTTTCACGAATACAACACTTAGGAAAAGAATCAACCATTTCAAGAATACTTTTCACATGGGTCATCGAAAGAGATTCAATAAATTCAACTCTTTCTTTAATATCATAGTCACTAAATTTATGTATGCCCTGATCAGTGAAAACTGAGTCAATAACATAATGAAGAATTTCAACAGGGTTGCTATCGGTATATTTGGCTACTTGACCAATGTGTTTTGCTGGTACGGGAATCACTGAGACACCGATGTTTTGACCCAGCATCACTTTCGTATCCTTGGGGTATTCTTTGCTTGGCATAATATTGGACACGTTTAATGAGATTGGAAAAGTCTCTCCACAATCTTCACACTTCCATTTGATGTCGATTGTCTCTCCAACTGATCTGGCTCTCATGGAAACAAAAAGGTGTTCAAGATCACCATATGAGATGTTTGAAACATCGAGTCCACTCTCAACACAGTTTTCAACAACTTTGATCATCGAACTAACGATGTTTTCAAACTCCGCGTTTTCTTTCATCATCAACAAAATTTTCTCTTCTTTAACAAGAAACGGTCTAAACTTTACCCTCTTACCAGATGGTAGGGTTGTGTCATACTCAGGTGTCACGATTTTTGGGATTGCCATAATTTATCCTTTCATATTTTAGGCGAAGGCTGTTCCATCACCGGGGAACTGTGGTGTACCCGCCGGTCCAGCGAAGTCGGGAAGGCTTTCGCCAAAGACCGACTCTTGAATGATAAAGTTATTTACAATAAAATCTTTGAATGCAAATTCAACTGTAAATACAGTTAGGTCATTAGAAGTAGCATCATACTCCATGCCTGTTACGTTACGGGGAAAAACTTCTCTGACCAGATAACTGTTAATCATATTGTCAGATTGGTCAATCTGATTTATTTGTACATTTGAAATGTAATCATTTCGATAATTGTAGTATCCAACAAAGGGACTTTGGATTCCCTCCATCCAATTTATAAACGTGTTTCTTAATTTATTCTCTTTATCGGATATAAAGGTCATGTTTAAAGAACCCTCATAATTTCTTTGATAGGGTGCTTGGTAATCAACCGCCGTTGATTTGACATCACTCGTTGAGAACGAAATAGTCGGTGACACGACTCGTCGTGTTCTTTTGGCTACCATAGATGCAAAGTGTCTGTTGTCGCCAAAGTTTTGAGAAATCGCTGACTGAAAAATCGGAGGATTGAGAGTAAATTCACAAGCAAAACGTGAGTTGAGGTGATAGCCATCTCGTTTGAACGATGATACAAAATCGTCAATGTTTGAGGGTTTGATCGGCTCTGTCATATGGATTCTCCACCATTATCTAGGAGATTTTTAATAATTTTTGCTCTACTTAGTAATTGAATATTGAGATAGTTTTTCTTTAAGAATGATTTTTCAAGAACTCCTGACAAATCGTCCATATAAAAATCATCCCACAACTTGTGTGATATTTCAAGACCACTAACACTACAGCGTCTTAAGTCATACTTTTTGATTGCGGGTTTTACCGTCGCGTAGGTTACTCTGAGTCTTTTCATTAACTCATAATTGAACAGAGAGCGAGCAAAGGTATCCTCACCAGATAATTTTTCTTTAAATCTATTGAGCAAGAGTCCTCTAAACTTTGGTGGAAGGTAAAACAGATTTAATCCTGTTAAATGGTGTCCTTTCACATTAATTGCATAAACACAGGGGTACACATGATAAAATGGCAATTCATTCCTCGTTTTGGGAAAGGCGTATCTAAAGAAATACACTCTTCCGTTCGACAGAATATTTTTTGGAATTGATCTCGGATTGATAACTCTTGACGTTGAGTTATTGATAGCGTCCGTTGAACTCTCTGGGATGCGAGTCCTCAACTGCTGAACAATCTCATCAAAAACATTGATTTCGTTATTTGCCAAAGATTTCCTTCTCCGTTAAAATTTTAAACTTCCAGCCTTTCTGTTCACAAAATGCACTCGCTGCTTCCCACTTTGCTTGATTTGTGAGATATGTTTTTGCTTCATTTAAAAATCTTTTGGTCCGGCGTTGTGGTTTTTTTGGTGGTTGAGTTTGCTTTGCGGGTTTGACCTCAATCATCACAGTCTCAAGTTTGCCTTGTTTATTTTTTGTTTCGATAATAAAATCGGGATAGTATTTGTGACGCTTTCGATCCACAGGTGACAAATATGGTATAGCCATCTCCTCAGATGCCCACTTGGTAACATTGGGGTTGTCATCAAAAATCTTCATACATTTCCGCTCCCACAGTGATCTATAAATAATTTTTGTAGGGTCGCCCATATATTTTGATTTATTCTTTGGATTATATCTTCCGCGATAAGCCATACATATATTTAGGAGTAATCATGCCGACTGAAGAAGAAGAAAACACCATATTTGGCGATGTTTCAGGCGATATTAACATTGGCTTTGGTGACAATCAGATTAACGATAGAGATCAAAGACAATTTCGGGTCAATCCAAATGCTGTTCGACCTGACGGTATTCCTGTAATTAAGGATATTACATTCCCTCCTGCGTTATCCTCTTTCTCGGATAATAAGTCTCCTGATGCAAACTTTCAGTATGTTAGATTTCAAGCATTTCATCGCAAAGGAAATCAAGCAAA